GGTTGAAATGGCTAAAAAGGTCACACCATCAGCAAGAGGAGAACTGGAAATCGTTGATCTCATTCGCTTGATGAATGAGAAAGAAGGTGTCAATGTTGAGAAACTTGATGGTTTTTGGTTCGACATTGGTGATCATGATAGTCTATTAGACTGTGCAAATCTTGTCCGAACCATTGACAAACGATCAAACCATGCTATTGGTATTGATGTATGAGCGACTTATGGGTAGAACGATATAGACCACAGACTTTGGATGATCTAATGGTCGATGATAAAACAAGACAAATAATCCAAAACTTTGGTAGAGATATCCCGAATTTGTTATTGACTGGTGTTGCTGGAAGCGGTAAGACCAGTCTTGCCAAAATCATCACTAAAGATATTTTGAATTGTGATTATCTTTATATTAATGCCTCTGATGAAAACGGCGTGGACACGATTCGAGAGAAAGTTATTGGGTTTGCCCAAACAATGAGTTTTGATGGTGGATTGAAAATTGTAATTCTGGATGAAGCAGATGGTATCTCCAAACAGGCACAGGGGATTCTACGTAACGTAATGGAGTCTTACTCATCCACCACACGATTCATCCTCACAGGTAATTACAAACACCGTATCATCCCTGCTCTACAGTCTCGTTGTCAGAGTCTCACTCTTCATACATCCCTGAAAGATGTCACTCGTCGTTGTGTGGATATTCTTAGAAAAGAGAATGTGGAGATTCCTGATGATCAGAAGAAGAATCTGGTAAATCTGATCAGAAGTCATTTTCCTGATATCAGGAAATGTATCAACGAGTTGGAGAAGTTCTCCAAGTCTGGTGTCCTCACTATTGAATCGAAGAAGGATACTAATGAGACATTAGAATTAATCTATAATAATCTCAAATCGGGTAAAACATTGGAAACAAGAAAGTTTCTTATTGAGAACGAAGAATTATTTGATTCTGATCACGAAGCTCTTTTGAAAGATTTGTTGAATCATTTTTATGATCTACAAATTGATGACACTATAAAAAAACAAGCTATCCTAATAATTGCGGATAGCTTGTTTAAAATGATTTCTGTTACTGACAGGGAGATATGTTGTATCGCTTGTCTATTACAGTTGGAAGAATTATTCCCCCCAAAATAACTTTTCGTAATTCTCTCTTACGAAATTCTTATCGTAAGTTTTTTGAATATTGCGGGGTCTAGCTTTTTTCGGATTTGATTCTTGTTGCTTTCTTTTAGCCTTTCTTTTAGCGGCAGCTTGTTTCGATCTATCTGAACGTTGTTGTCTTTGAGCCATATACCCCCCTTGAACATCTTCATCGGCATCAGTAGATGTATCTTCATCATCCGTAGATGTATCGTCATCGGTATCACTATTATCTCGTGGAAGAGGTGGTGGTGTAGATCGTGTCGTTTGAATGTTTTGTTTTAATCTTTCCAAAGCATTTTCGACATCAGACGCAAATTCGATATTACCGATATCAAGACCCAATTTTTCAATGTCGTTGTTTAAATCTACAACCAATTTGTTGATTCTATTTGTTATATTTTTTTTCAAATAATCAATCTTGGCATTCTTACTCGTGTTTTTACTATTTCTTACATCGGCAATACCAGCTTTAATCATATCTTCATCACCAGTGAAACCACCACTCACTGCTTTTTTAACCCCAGCAAATTTTTGTCCAAGTCCTTTAACTGCTCCAAGTGCTTGCGCACCACGAGCTTTAAAGCGATCTAAGAACCCTTCTTCTAAGAGTTCTTCTAGATTACGCTGATCTTCAATGTCATACCTAGCCATATTATTTTAATAATAATCTTCTTCTGACTGTTGCGCTACTGGAGCTTGTCCTACTTGTCCTTTGAAAATATCCAAAGCTTTCATAAGACTGGTTGTCATAGACTTAGAAAAAGATTGCATTTTTTTGGTGTCAATTTGAACACCCAATTTTGTTAAATCATTTTGAATATCGGCAACCAATTTTTGGACATTTTTCGTTGCGCTATTTTTGTATGAATCAATTTTAGCAAATTCACCTTGTAATCCACCTGCTTGAACATTTTGTTGTCCTGCTTGTTGCATTCCTTGTCCAGCCTGAGTCAATTTGTTCTGAGATGGATCGATTTGACCACCCACTGCTTGAACTCCTTTAGCCGCTAAATTACCAGCTTTTTGAACCACGTTACCAGCCATTTGTTGTGCGCCACCTTTTATTTGCTGTCCCGCACCTTTAACTGCTCCAAGTGCTTGCGCACCACGAGCTTTGAAGCGATCCAAGAACCCTTCTTCTAAGATTTCTTCCAAATTAATTTGATCTTCATTATTATATCTAGCCATATTATTATTTATCTTTTTTATTATTATTTTCCCAATTAACTCTTTCAGAGCTTTTCTTTTTATACATTTTACCTTTTATTTTTTTACAGTCTGCCTTTGTAGCTCTACATGCAGGGTAAGAACCTTTTGATGTATCTTTTCTACCACAGGGTCCGCCTGTTTTACAGTTAATCCAACCTTTGAATTTCTTACCTTTCTTATCTACATGAGGAGCAAACCAATCACGTAAATTTTCTAGTAATTGTCTTTGGGACATTCTTTCCATTATTTTTTACTATTCCCCCAATTTTTCGCTCCTACTTTTCTACATTTAACCAATGCTCCAGAGGCATATGCACTAGGCCATACATCATATCGGGATTTTACTTTTTTATAACAAGCATCTTGTTCTTCTTCTTCTCCGCAATCTTCTTCCTCTTCATCCCCATCTTCATCTTCGTCATCGCCAAAGACTTTTTTACCTATATTTTCTTCCCAATCTTCCAATTCACCATTTTTATTTCTATCGGCTTTTTTGAAATCAAATTTTTCTTGTAATATTTCATCATAAATATTACCCAATTCTTTGGTGAAATCCCAAGACTTGGATTCTCCCGCCAATTTCAAATCGGTTGGGGTATTCTTACCATTACCTTTATCAGTTACATTGGTAATAAGATTTGGATCAACTTCCAATTTCTTGGGTTTGATAATGACCACATCTTTTTTCTTGAATTTATCAGGAACTAGAACACCATCGCTAATATCAACCATATCAGTGGTTACAGTAACTCTACCATAAGTTCTTCCACCACCGTGATCAGCGGCGATAGTCAACACCACACAACCTGCTGGTTTGAATTGATTACCCGTAGAAAATCCCGATTGTTTATCACCTACTTGAACAACTTTAATATTCAATCCACATTTATCCAATTCATCAACTTCTTTCTGAAGAGTAGATGGCATATGCTTGTAGGTTTCCGTGTTTTTATAACCAGTGCGAAATTTCACACAGTCGCCTGGTAAAAACCCTCCCGCCTCTCCACGTTGAATCACAGTTTCAAATATTTTATCAAATTTTTTTCCCATAATAGTATTTAGCTATTATGTGGATGATTTATTCATTTCTTCCAACCTTTTCGCTCTATTATCCTTTCTAGCTTGAGCCATTTTTATTTTTTGTTCATCTGATATTCCTCTTTTTTTATTGGCGTTTCTTATTTTTTCTTTGGTTTCTTCAGAATGTTTCTTACCAGTAGATGCTTCTCTTAATTTTCTTCTATGTTCTTCTGATAATTTCATACCTTTACGTGATTCCTTCATTTTTTCCCTCACTTCTTTAGATATACCTCTCTTTTTAGCAACTTGTCTCATTTTTTCCTTAAATTCTTCACCATGTTTATACCCTTTACGTGATTGACTCATCTTTTCTCTAGTTTCATCTGATAATTTTCTACCCCTCATTTTTTCTTTTGTTTCTTCTGAGTGTGTTGTACCCAATTTACTTCGTCTTATATTTTCCACATGTTCCTTTGTAAATTTTTTACCCCTTTTCGCTTCACTAACCTTCTTTCTCACTTCTGCCGAATATGTTTTACCCAAATTTATTTGTCTGAGTTTTTCTTTGGTTTCCTCTGAATGAGTCTTCCCTAAATTAGCTTGTCTATTTTTTTCTCTTGTTTCAATTGATCGAATCTTTCCAGTATTTGAAATGCTTATTTTTCTCCTGTGTTCATCAGAATGTTTTATACCAGTTCTATCAGTAGAATATTTACATATGTTATACCCCTTTTCTCTATTAGTAGCATCAAACAATTCGATATAATAGGCTTCTCGTTCTAATATGTGTTGATGATCTTTAACTTTATCAAAATTTTCAAAAAATTCCAAAATTTCAATATTAAAAGAATCCCAACCATATTTTATAACAGCTTTATAAAAAATATTTTTAGTCTCCATATTCCGCGAACAATTTTTATGATATCTTATTCTTTTATATAAATTTATTGATTTTCCTATATATACTTTTGAATTAATCAAGCAAATAAATTTATAAATTCCAACCTGTGTCTGTTTCGGATCGATATCCATTCATATATTTAGCAATCTACCCCTTTATTAATTATTACTTCAAACGATTATTTTTAGCTGGAAGAATTAATTTCTATTTACACTAAATAATAATATGAATTTTGTTGAATTATACAATCTTATACAAGAAAGCAAGGGGACGAAACCTGGAGAAAGATTTTTTAGAGCATCGGAATCCGAAGGACCATCTGGTATTTCTTCTTCCCCTATTGGAAAAAGTAATTACAATCCAGAAATATTTAAATCAGAAAGAAAAGATCCTGCTGATAAAGGAATGAGCGATCAAGTATCGATTATTAAATTACTCGGAAAGGCATTTCAATTGTTGAAAAACGATGAAGTGTTTGCGGATCAAATGAGAGGCATCATGAACGGTTTTAGGAAAAATCGTAAACAAATTTCAGCGTATCAAGAAAGTATTATTAAATACAAACCAAAAACAATTGATAATATTTGGGGTAGAATTAACCGATTAATCACAATTGTGAATGATCCCAAAAAACGTCAAGACCCAAGTGTGGCTGAGTTTGAGAAAGAATTAAAAGACTTAAAAGCTCAAAAAGATGAAGAACAAGGAGAATTGGATAATGTCTTTTCACAAATTGAAAACGTATCATTGGAAAATGAAGAGTTGAGTGATAGTTATTTGGAACAAATGCTTTATGTTATCAGAGATACTGCAAAGCGTCTTTACAAAAAACAATCAGATGCACTTATGATCGATGGTCAAGAACCTCAATCTCGAATTATCCCTCTTCATGAATTAGATTATGAAATGCTCGAAAAAGAAGTTATAAAAAATTCTCAAGCGCAAATGCAATTATTGGAAATGTTATTATCAGATGATAATTCAAATCCTTTGAAATTGTTTTTAAAATTACAAGAAGAAAGGTATGAGGATTCTAAGCAAAATTTCTTCAATACCAGCAGAGGTGATAACTATAGTATTGCAATTGAGGAATTATATAAAAATTTACCACTGTTTTCTTTAGTGAATTATTTTTCCCATATTATTCTTAAATCACCTGCCATTGCACTGAACA